CTTACTAATTTTACATACCAGTTCCAAGCCATCGGGACCGGCTTTCAACCCCGTAGCTCTACCAATTGGCTTATCATAGTCATGATTGAATAAGATAATTGGATTTTTCTCAAAATTTGCTAAACCACCTTTTGTCCAGGCTTCTGCTGAAATAGAATCACCCGCGCGATCAAAATCAGCTGTACTTGCCATTCCCCGAATCATTACGGATCCGTCATCTGCTTCCGCAGCTTTAAAGGTAGAGGTTAAATTAAATAGTTTATTCATAACTATTTTCCTTTTTAACTGCTGGTTTAACAGCAGGCTTGACCACAACCTTTTTAACGGGTTTAGGTACTTTAATAGGAGCAACTTTAAGTTCTGGAGCCGCTTCTACTTTTTCTACTTCTTTTTCTACTAACAATTTTAATAAGTCTGGACATGATTGATTCATCATTAAAATTGCGCGAGAATAGCTTTTAGCTATTTTTTTAATTGTTTTTAAATGTATAGGACTATCTTCAGCTTTTACATACTCATTAGCTGTCATAACCTTCCCTTTCTCTACAAAATACATTGCAAGATCTTGACACATTTTAAGTTTTTGTCTTCTATTCACCATCTTCTTCTTGATTTTCCTCTGGTCGACCACCTTCCGATGGATTAGCTGCAGAACCTGCTATGTTTGCAGGTACTCGTATATCTTCTGCCTCTTCTCTAGCTTCGTAGCCTAACGCTTCACGAGCTTCGTTTGGAGAAATAATACCACCATTTACTAGTGAAGTGTAAAATGCTGCACTATCACGTAGCTCTGGTTGTAAAGCAGGAATGTTTGTAATATCTTCTTTACACTCGAAACCAAAGTATCGAGTAGTTGCAAAATTAATTTTTCTAACTATAGGTAATATAGTCTCCAAATAGTAAAGTCGTAAATTGGGACGAATATTTGCATTATTACCTGAATCCAATAAAATTGGAGGGATTCCAAGTGCTTTTAAAATGATCTTTTCATTCTCTGTAATTGCACTTTGAAAATCTAATTCTTTAAAATTTATTTTTGTAAGATTATCAACTTCTAATCCGCCATCTAATATAAGAGGACGCTTACCTCCAGTATCTGGACGGTATCGAGTTTGCCAAGATACCATCATACGTTCTTTAATTTTCTCTGACAATGTGTTTGGAGACTTAAGTACTAAACCTGGAACTGCACCATTCTTAAAGAAGTTATCTTGAAAAGCTCTCATAGAGGCCATCAAGTTCATTGTACGCATAGCAGGTTTTAATCTAGGAACTCCTCTGTAAATAGAATGAAAGGAGTTGTCTTTAATATGTATAATTTCATTAGTAGTAAAAGTAGTATCATTAAGAGTATACTTTTCTACATAAGTATCTTTATCAGCATGAATCTGTACTTTATCTGCCGGTAGATGATACATATGAGCACCGTCAAAGTAAATAAAGATGTTTCCATCAAGTATAAAATCAGTAACTAAGTTACGGCGAAAAGTGTTAATATCTTGAAAAGGGTTAGGTTCTTTATTTAAGAGAAGCTCTACTTTTGATCTCTTTATGCCTTTTACAACACCTCGTTGAGTATTGGGTAGTACAAGAGTAGGAATCTCAGCAACATCATCTACGATCATATTCACGCCACGATTTACAATTTCTAGATCTTCGTATGCGCGCTCATAAGAAACGGTAGGCTCTCTGGTAGAAGCTACATTCCCGCCATCAAGATATTGAGCAGGATTCAACTTCTCTTCGACATCAACAGGTTTTTTACTAAAAGGATTATACCAAGCCATGTTTTTCTCTTTGAATCTTTACCCAACGCATCTGCTTTGTAGCTGTAGTCAGTGCTGGATCTTTACCGTAAATTGAATGAAGTTTCAAATGATGAGTATGACACAAAGTAGCTGTGTGATCATAGAGCTCAGCATGATGCTCTTCTATAAAATCATCCCGAAGTGCTTGAATGTACTCGGGATTGTGATTGTTATCTTTTATCCATTTGTTTAACAATGGTGTGAGACTGTAAAAGTGGTGAAAGTCTAACTGCTCTGTTGCACCACAAATCTCGCAAGAGGAACCCTTCGCATACTTGGATTTTGCCTTATCTCGTACATACTTTACAATATCACGTTTTAACTTAGGCATCTTCCTCTGGTTCCTTTATTTTTCATTTAAAGAATTATATCGACTTTAAGCTAACTTGTCAAATACTATTTTTAAGCTGGTATCATTAAAAGGATACATTTGAGATTTGAAATGAGTATAATCCGTATCTTAGCGCATCTGCCATGTGAGATGCCATGTTGTGTTTCGGTTTTTCCTTCATTAGATTAGGGTTGGGGTCCCACTGATACGCATCAAGGCATGCTAAAGATTGTTTTGCTTCTTGATCAACAAAGAGTACGTCGTTCTCAATAATTCCTGATACATGTCCAATTCCGTCAAGTACGGACTTCTTAGCGTTGATGGTGGAAATATCGTAGTTCTGCGCGAAATCAAAGCGTGTTTGTTGAGCGGCTGAATCAATATAAATGAAATCAATATCCCAGCGGTCAATGAGCTTCTGGATTTCGGCAGCGTGCTGTTCAGTAGTTCTTTCAGCATCGAAGTATTCGTCCACCAAATAGTATTGTTCTGAATCCCAATCATACGCAATAACGCACATTGCTGTCGGGTCTTTGTAACCGACATCCAACCCCGCAAAGACATCCATTTTACTAGTATCGAGCTGAGATAGGTCTTTAACTTGGGTTTCAAAGTTGAATTTCCAGATTTGTCCTTCATAAGTATTAAAGTCAGCCTCGTACTCTTGTCTAAATTCTGCTTCTGACATTGACTTTCGTGCTTCGTCAATATCGCTTTGGCTCATTCTTGGGTTATCTTTATAAGTTGCACGGATACTACACCATTCGGGGAACTCGTCGGAGAATCCCCTATAGAAAAACTCAGAAAACCAGTTATTACGGCCACGGGGAGTAGATATAAATATGGCTTTAGAATTATCTTTATCAAGTGTAGGCCGCAGTGCAACATTAAAAGCATCTTTTCCATCGGCTAATGCCGCTTCATCAAATATAATTAAATCATAAGAACGGCCTACGCAAGAATCTACCTGATTTACAGAACCCATTCTTACAGCAGACCCGTTTGAAATTTCAATCACTTTGTCTTTTGCGTTATCTTTTGTAACCTCAAGATCAAAGTGTTTAATCAAGTTTCTTTGCAGATCAAAAGAGATCTGAGACAAGGAATAGTTGGGAGACATGATTAAAATATTGGAGCCTGGCACTAAAGACACGAGCTGTCCTATAATGTTGGCTATGTACGTTTTACCTTGCCGACGGGAGACGGCGGCAGAGACAAAACGATATTTAGGGTTGTTAATCGCATTAATAATTGCTATCTGCGAAGGCAACGGTGTGATGTTCAGCAAATCCAAATATGGATCGACTGGAAGTTTTAGAAACCTTGTCTCAGATCTATAATCAACTAACTCTTCCGAAAGTACATCTTTTCGGCTTACTTCAACTGCCATATTAATCTTCTTTTAGTAGTGTCCAGATTCCGTAACCGAGTCCTACCCATGCTAGAAGTTTTGCTAAACCTCCTAAAAGAATAACTGACCCACAGATTCCAATAAGTACGATCCCATCCCAGGACGTACGTTGTTTTAGTAGTTTACTTAGATACTTCAAGTTGTGTACCTCGTTTTTTATGTCCGTTCCATGCTACAAAACCTGCTAAACGCAGAGCCCAATATGCTAAGTAGTTAAGAGCATAAAAGCCATTCACTTCGATACAGATATCTCGAAAAAGACCATCCATATGTTTTTGGTCATGATAACCAATGTTACTGCCGTCCTTCTTCATAAGAGTAGCATACTTATAACCATAGTCATGAACTAAACCACCCATTAATAAAACCCCTACTGGAGACAGGAAAGTTGCTAAGAACTTAGGAACCGAAGCTCCATCAAATTGAAAACCCGCAGGGATTTTATACGCTTGATTGTCAATCCAGTAGTGGAAATCTTCTGTAATTACCCACTGACGTGTACCAGTAAGCCACATTAATATTGCGCCCCAAAAACCTTTACTTGCTGTCTTAATAGGTAGCGGTTGCATTTTAGGCATTGTAGTGTACTCAAAATTAATACGCTTTAAGTCTGGTTTATCTAGTTTATTGATAATATAACTAATTGCTATTACTGTTACTACTATAGTCCACTGCCAAAATGTTACAATAGTGTCAAATATAAAATCCATTATTTTTTACCTTTCATTGCCTGAGTACCAAAGAAGGCTGCAACTATGCCGGCAACAGCTACAAAGTATGTAGGTGCCATATCTCCTAAAGTATCCTGTGCTTGATCTAAGCCAGCTAGTGATGCTAGTACAACTGCGAAGGGGTATAATAATAAACCTCCTAGTGCGAACCATGTCATGTTACGTTGTGCATCACGCATGGCATCAGCATCTTCTAGCTCTTTACGTTTAAATTCGAGGTATAATGCCTCTTCTTCTTTTGATACGCTACCATCGCCATTTGTATCTGCTGGATGATAATTAGTGTCTTCTACCATTTTACTTTGTCCGCCCAATATGCTGCTGACATTTTGCCTTTAGCTATATTCTTTGCGTGTCTTGCTTT